TATCATTCTAGTGAAGAAGCCGTAAAGGTTGCAGACGCTACACTCCTACCTCATGAATATGAGGATTTTGAGCGTATGTCTGCTCTTCTTTTCAGGAGCCTGTTCTCCATTTTAGACCGCGAGGTCTACAACGGAAACTCTCTCCCGAAGCACGGTCCCGGTTCTACTGCTGATGGTACTCTTGGTAACAAGAAGTATCATTGGCGAACCTGGACAGAGCGCATGGAATATTTATTCCCTGCGTCGGAGTTTTTAGCTCCGAGTTACTCTCTCTATCTAGAGCGTGACCTTCATTGGCTCACCCCGGGACAGGAGCCACCTGTTAAGGTGATTACTGTCCCTAAAACTATGAAAACGCCTCGATTAATCGCTAAAGAACCTGTTCACATGCAGTATGTGCAGCAGGGTCTTCTTGAATTAATCATGGATAACTTCAAGAGGGATGACATCCTCTCGAAGTTTGTCAGTTTTGATGATCAGGAACCTAACCGGTTCCTTGCTCATGAGGGTTCCATTGATGGATCCCTTGCCACACTAGATCTTAGTGCGGCCTCTGATCGTGTTTCAAATCAGCTGGTCCTCCGAATGACTAAGCTTTGGCCTTCTTTGCAAGAGGGCCTTCAAGCTTGTCGTTCGCGGTCGGCTGACGTAGATGGTAAAGTCGTTCGACTTGCCAAATACGCGTCTATGGGGTCTGCTTTATGCTTTCCTGTGGAAGCGATGGTCTTTTTGACCCTCATCTTCCTTGGGATTGAGCGAAAAGCCGGATACCGGTTTACCATCAAGGACATTAAGTCCTTTGATGGCCAGGTGCGTGTCTTCGGCGACGATATGATCGTTCCCGAGGACTATGTGCACGAGGTCATCGCGGTCCTGGAGCGCTTTGGGCTCTCCGTAAATCGCGACAAGTCTTTCTGGACCGGAAGGTTCAGAGAGAGTTGTGGTAAGGAGTTTTATCGAGGGTTTGACGTTTCCATCGTCAAGCTCCGCTCTGATATTCCTACCAGACCTACACATGTTCAAGAGATTGTTTCTCTTAGTGCTTTTAGAAATCAGGCTCAAAGCCTTTTCCTATTTGACACTGTTGAAACCATAGACGAATGGATTAGTAAGCTAATACCTTATCCATTTGTCCATGAAACCTCTTCAGTTGTGGGCCGCGTCCCCTTGGATGGCATCTATGATGTCACTCATTGGGATACTAACCTGCATCGCCCCCTTGTCAAGGGTGTTGCAGTTCAGGCGCAACTTCCAATCGATCGATTGGATGATGCACCGGCTCTCCTCAAGTTCTTCCTTAAGAGAGGCTTCATGCCTTCTCAAGAGGGGCACTTGGAACGTGCAGGACGTCCCAGTACCGTCAGACTCAAGGCTGGAAGGTACCTTCCCTATTAATAGGGTTGGTAGGCCGTAAAGGGCCAACAGGGAGATAAATAATTTATTCATCTCTTG